TAAGTTTGTGATTTTTGCAGGAGCTACAGTGACTCCTGAAATGACTATTACTGATGATCAATTATTAGCACCTGCACAAGTTGCAACTAATCCATCAGGACACGAAACATTTAATCAGGTTAAGTCAGTTTTTGTAGATCCAAATTCAAAATATCAAGCTGAAGAAACTCCGACTTACACTGATTCAACCTTACTTGCTGCAGATACACCTACTGGTGAATCTACTGCAAACTATAGAAAGACTTTAGAGTTGCAGTTTCCATTCACTACAAGCAATACATTAGCTCAAAGATTACAGAAACAAGCTCTATTACATCATAGGCAAAAAACAACAATTCAGCTTACAACTAATATTGCATTTATGCAGCTACAGGTCTTTGATTGGGTTTATGTGACTAATGAAAGGCTTGGTTATACTAACAAAGTCTTTGAAGTTTTAGGTCAGTCATTGGAGGTTATGGGTGAGAAAGATAATCCAGTCTTAGCAACTAGACTAACACTAAAAGAGATAGATGGTTCTGTATATAGCTTCTTATCATCAGCTTATGAAAATCCACAAGATGAAGGAGATGAAGATGATACTGGTGATTTCTCTTTAACAGCACCAACAAACTTAGCACTAGCTCAACAGAGTATAGCAGAGGGTGCAGGTTATAAAATGGACATTAAAGCTACATGGACTAACAACACTGCAGATAAGGTTATAGGTACAGAGATGACTTATAAGCTAAGCACTGACTCTGACTATACCTCTGATATATTTATTGGAAAAGGAGCTTCAGCAGGTCTTATACCTAATGTAGCTATAGGTAAAACATATAATGTCAAACTAGCTCATCTTGATATTAATGGTGTTAAGAGTGCTTATACATCAGCAGTAAATATAACCATTACAGATCCAACATCTATATCAGCACCTTCAGCATTTACTGCTTCAGGTAATAGAGTAGGTATTGTACTGCAGTGGACCAATCCAAATGTAAGCAATTTAAGAGCTGTAAAAATCTATAGAAAAACCTCTAACTCTACTCCAACAAATGATACTAATTTAGTTCATACAATGATGGGTGAACCAAATGCCAAATCAGTAATGTTTCAGGGAGCTATGGATGGATTGACAGCAGGGACTACTTATTACTTTTGGCTTAGGGCTATAACTCATACTGGATTACATTCTTCATTTACAAGCTCAGTAAATGCTAGTTATTCAGTTTATGATAAAGGTGATATAGGTCTAAATCTTGTCACCAATGATGCACAAGTTAAATCAGATCTAAGTAATTTCTCAGTTGAATCAGATCTATTTGAAGTCACCAGTAATGAGCTAAGAGGTAAAACAGCAATAAAGAATAGTCAAGTGACTTTAGCTAAAGATGGATCAGGAAATCTATCTCTTAATAATGCAGGTTCAGGGAATGTTTCTTTTGATAAAAATGATGTAGGTCTAAACAATTTGACCAATGATACTCAGGTTAAAAGTGATCTTACTAATCTATCATTATTAGCAGATGACTTTGAAGTAAACTCAGGAAGCCTTAGAGCAAAGAACGCACTTAAGAATAATCAGATCTCTATAGGCTCTGATGGATCCTTGACAGGTGCAGGTGGTGGTCAGGCAACTGCTGTAGGCTTAGGAGCTGTAAAAACAGATCTTACTAATGCTCCAACTGGTATAAAAAATGATCAAGTAACATTAGCCAAAGATAGTAGCGGAAATCTATCTCTTACCAATGCAGGAAGTGGAAATGTTAGCTTTGATAAAGATGATGTAGGACTAGATCAACTGACCAATGATGCTCAGGTTAAATCAGATCTATCTAATCTTACTTTAACTTCTACTGATCTTGAAGTTAGTGGGGGTAGTCTTAGAGCTAAAAATGCACTTAAGAATAGTCAGATCTCTATCAGTGCAGCAGGAGTATTATCAAATGCAGGTGGCGGAACTGTCTCAGCAACAGGTCTTGGAGCTGTTAAAACTGATTTGACCAATGCTCCAACTGGTATAAAAAATGATCAGGTCACTTTAGCTAAGGATAGCAGTGGTAATATTTCATTAAACAATGCAGGTTCAGGAAATATATCTCTTGATAAAGATGATGTTGGTTTAGATCAGCTCACAAATGATGCTCAGGTAAAATCAGATCTAAGCAACCTAGCACTAGAATCTGATGATCTTGAAGTAAATAGTGGATCTCTAAGGGCAAAGAACGCACTCAAAAACTCTCAGATCTCTATTAGTGCAGCAGGTGCTTTATCAGGGGCAGGTGGCGGAACTGTCTCAGCAACTGGAATAGGAGCTATCAAGACAGATGCTACCAATGCACCTAATAGCTTGAAAAATTCACAAGTCACATTAGCTAAAGATAGTAGCGGTAATATCTCTCTATCTAACGCAGGTTCAGGAAATATATCTCTTGATAAGGATGATATTGGCTTAGATCAACTGACTAATGATGCTCAAGTTAAATCAGACTTATCTAATTTATCTTTAGAGTCTGCTGATCTTGAGGTTAATAGCGGATCTCTTAGAGCTAAAAATGCACTAAAAAATTCACAAATTTCTATAAGTGCTGCGGGAGTATTATCAAATGCAGGTGGAGGTACAGTATCTGCTACAGGTCTTGGAGCTGTTAAAACAGATTTAACTAATGCTCCTGCTTCAATTAAAAATGAAAACACTACAGCTTCTGATGTTGGTTTAGATCAGGTTACTAATCATGCTCAGGTTAAAGTTGACTTGACTAATCTTAGTTTAACTTCTACTGATCTTGAGGTAAGTGGAGGTAGCCTACAAGCTAAGAACGCACTAAAGAATAGTCAGATCTCTATAAGTGCTGCAGGTGCATTATCAGGAGCAGGTGGTGGTACTGTTTCAGCTACTGGTATTGGTGCTATAAAAACTGATGCTACAAATGCTCCAAACAGTTTAAAAAATAATCAAATAACTTTAGGGCTTAGTGGAACATCATTATCTTTAAACAACGCAGGTTCAGGAACACAAACACTAGGAAAAGCCAATGTAGGTCTTAGTGACTTAGCATCTTTAGATTCTACTAGATCAGGGAAGTTAGACGGAGTGGCTACAGGCTCAACTAACAATGGAAGCACTATAGATACAAATGGGAACATTACAGGTAATATGAGTGTAGGTGCTACAATGACAATAGGCACTAATTCTGATGACAAGATAGTTGTTGGAAATATAACGATTGATGGTGGAAATGGAAGAATCCTTATTACAGATTAATTATGGCAAATAGAGTTCAGCTTGGAGATTTAGGAAGTGGCGTATATGGCTTGAAGGTATCAAAGCCAAGTGTCAATGTTTTGACAGCTACAGATAAGGACTTGCTGTTTGATTCAACAAAAGCAAGAACAGGTCAAATATATGCAGGTGCTAATGGCTTGGATTTTGTTGGCGATAATTCTGATTCGGACCCTCAAATAGTTGGTACAGTAAATATTGATGAAGCTATTACTGGATCTGACCTAAGAGGAAAAAAAATAATCATTGATGGAACTACAGTCACTCTTACAAGTGTGACTACTTATTTTAACGGAAACCTAATTACTACTGGTAATGATATTAAAAATGATATTAATAGTGCTTCAATAACAGGCATACAAGCCTTTAGAAATTCTGCAGGAACAAATGTTTCAAGACTCCGTATTGAAAAAGCCTTTGCGAATGGTGATATGGTAATTTCATATCCTGCAAGTAATTCTCTTGAAAGCTCAGTAGGTATAAATGCTGCAACCTATGCTGTTGGTATTATTGATACTAATGGTATTAACTATTTGACTGGTACAGGTTCTACAAAAGCAGGTTTAGGTTATATACCTTTAATAACTTTAGCAGAAGCAAATACAGGTACAGCTCAACAAGATGGTGATGAAGAAGATTATGACAGCTTTGAACAAGTAAGCACTTTTAGTATATGGGAAACGACAGCTACTCATATGTTTCCTGCAAGTGGTGCATCAAGTTCTCCTACTGGTACAGGTAATTCAGTTGGAAAAAACAATGCTTCAGTTTTTACAGCAAGTGGACCTGTTGATAGAGGGCGAGGTTATAACATATTAGAAGATAATGATGAGAATAAAATAGAATGTGAAAATTGTTCTTTTTTTGTTTTAAGAATACCTCTAGGCTACGGATATATGAACTCAACTTATTATGGCTAATAGATTAATTTTAGGAAAAAATGTTAATACCAATCATGGACATAGTTCAGGATCTGCAGGTTTTGGCTTATATGTTTCTAGGACTGGTAAAGATGTTACTACTTGCACTGCTGATGAATTAATTTTTAATACTGATAATGGCTCTGTTACTGATGTTTCAAGAGTTATAGGTATGTTTCAACTAGCACCAATAACAACTGCAGGTGCTACAACTACAACCACTACACTTACATCAGGAGCAACAGCAACCATTGATTTATCAAGTATTTCATTTAATAGAGCTTTCGGTTTTATAGGTTTTGGAAGATTAAATATAAACACATCTTCAACTTCATCAGCAGCATTTAACATTGTTGAAAGTAATGCAAATCAAACAATAAGAATAACAAACAATACAACTCAATCATTATCAGTGAAATCTTATGTGGCTCCAAGATATTCAAACTTGGCTTTATTCTGATGGCTAATAGAGTTCTAGTTGGCAAGAGAGGAAGTGATCATGGTCTTTTTGTTTCAAGAGCAGGTCAAAATGTAGTCACTTCTGATGAGCCTTTAGGGTTTGATTCAAGGGCAGTAGAAAGTCTTATAGTTCAATCTTATGGTCAAAGTATTTTAGTGCCACAAGTACAACATAGAACAAGTGGTGCTCAACTTACATATACATATAATTCAACAACTTACTCTCAACATGAGCATACAATTACTCATAATTTAGGATATATACCTGCATACGCAGTTAGGTTTTGTAGTGCTACACAAATAACAAGCGGACAAGCTACAAGCTCATATAGTCCTTTTACTTATTCCTCAGGTTCTGTTGAATACCAAGAAGATGATGAAGAAGGTGGAGATGAGATAACTTTCCCTGAAGCATCAGGTACTGTAGGACTTGCTATTACTGATGTGACAACTAGCAGTTTTAAGCTAACAAATGTAGGCGGAAGAACTTTTGATGATGTTAATGGAAAAGCAACTTCACTTGGTAATGATTCTGTCTACTTTTATTCATATGTTATATTTACTGCTGATAATTTTTTAAATAATGGAAGCCTATGACAACATATAATATTTTTTACAATTCTAATAAAGAAATAGTTTGGTCTACAACAGGTCAGATTAATGATGGCATAAAAACAGCTCAAGCAGATTTAGGCTTATCTCATGTTGCTTTGGATTTAGCAGATGATAATCAGCCTGATGCAACTTATTATGTTAATTCGGATGCTACAGCATTAGTTAAAAAAACAGCTTGGGACTTTACTTTCTCTACAACTACTCCTGCTATTGATGATGTAATAAATGTGACAGGTCTGCCATCAGGAACTAAGGTCTATATGGATGGAACATTACAGGGAACTATGACTGATACAACTCTGACATTAACTGTTCAAGAGCCAAGCACATACACTATTAAATTTGAAAAGCTGCATTATCAAAAACATAACGGAACGCAAGTCATAGTAAAGAGGTATGGTGAATGAATATAAATTTACATAAAGAACAAACAGCAGCAGATAATAGGAAACAATATTACAGCAAGTTTAAAGATCAATTAGATAAGCTATGGCACGATATTGATTCAGGAAAGTTCGGAGATGCTGCCAAGACTGGTGGATTTTATCTAGCAAGAAAGGCAGTAAAAGATAAATATACTTAAAGGAGTAAATTATGAATGATAATAATCAAGGTAGTAGGTTTGGTGGAGACATGGACCGCAATGAAGTAGAAATGGATCTTAGTAAGTTCATGGCTATGATCCAAGAGATCTCAGATCTTAAAGATAAAATAAGAGATCTTGAAGCTGATGATAAAGTAAACCCGCATCAGAGATGGATCCATTTAGCTAGAGCTGTTGATTCATGGCGTATCTTTCCCCGTATGTTTTTGACTGTTTATATTGTGCTTCTTTATAAGTGTACTATTTGGTTCATGGATCTACCTGAGCCATCCTTTGAGCAATCAGGTCTTATATCTATTGTAGTAGGTGCAGGAGCTGCATGGTTTGGCTTGTATGCAGGAACAACAGGATCTTCAAGTAGTTTTAAAGGTGAAAACTCAGGAGACTAAACTGGAAGTATTTGATCTCATAGAAAAGGTAGGTGTCCCTATAGCTAGTGGTTTAGGTATGGGCTACTTCATATTTCTCATAATGAAACAGCTTATGGGGAATCTAGTTAGTGATATAAAAACAATACAGGGCATCACAAAGATGCTAATCACAAGAGCTTCAATAATGAATAATGACATGATCAGAATAGATGTTAGTGTGTCTAGTGCTTTAAATTTACCTCCTGATTTAGATAGAGTTGCAAGGGCTGAGAACTTTGTAGAAGATGGAAAGATTGATGCAAGAAGGGACTAATGGATGTAGTAGCCCTAGTAGAACAGTTCGGGTTTACAACTATCATGGTAGTTGGTCTAGGCTACTTTGTGTATTTTGTTTGGCAAACTATAACCAATACTATAGATCCTGCAATCTCAGAAATGAAGAACACCATTATCAGACTCACTGACCAACTTAGGCTATTAGATCAAGATATGATACGATTACAGCAGAAAGTTAATACTGTTCTAAAGCTAAAACAGAATGAGGTAGATGATGGCGGAGATAAAAAAGAAAAGGGGTAGACCCAGTAAAGCAGATCTATTAGCTCAAAAAAAAGCTAAAGAAAAAGATCTTATTATTAAATTTGTTACAGTAGTAGGTGTGATACTACTGATTGGAATTGCAGCTCAAGAATTAAGAGCTGATCAAATAGTGCACAAGTTTAAATCACCAAGTTTCTCAGGTGTTGGTACTAGCTCACATTATCTTACGATTGAGAATCAAGAGTTCAATAGGCGTGAAGCAGCTTTAGCAGAACTGAAAGCCTATAAAGAACAGCTTAAAAGAGATGAAGAAAATACAACACTTGCAAGGTTTATTAGAAACCTAGAATCAAGAATCTATGCTCAGTTGAGTAGGCAGTTAGTTGATAATCTATTTGGAGAGACACCTCAGACTAGCGGAATTTTAGAGCTAATGGGGAATACTATTGAATATACAGTCTCTGAAGATGGAACTATGATAACCCTAAAAATAACTGACTCAGATGGTAATACGACAGAAATTACAGTTCCTATCGGTTCTTTTACTTTCTAGCTGTAGCATAAATCAAATATTAGACGATAGCTACGCAGAAAGATTTAAGTCCAAAGGATTAAACAATGCTTCAATATATGATCTCCAAAGTGAGAAATTAAAAAACGCACCCCGACCAAAAGTAAAACCAGTAGTAGCAATTTATCCTACATCTTTTACAGATCAAACAGGTCAAAGAAAATCTAATTCTGAATTTGCATTATTCTCAACTGCTATAACTCAAGCACCAAATAGTCTTTTAATTAGGGCACTTAAACACGCAAGTAATGGAGAATTTTTTACAGTCGCTGAAAGAATAGGTCTTGATAATCTTACAAAAGAAAGACAAATAATTAGATCTACAAGAGAGCAATTTACAAAGAACCAAGAGGAAATTCAACCACTTATGCCCCTGCTATTTGCAGGTGTATTGCTAGAGGGTGCAGTTGTAAGCTATGATAGTAATGTAAGAACAGGTGGTGCAGGTGCTAGATACTTAGGTATTGGAACTAGCATACAGTATCGGGAAGATATTGTAAGCGTTAGTCTAAGGCTTATAAGCGTAGCAACTGGAGAGGTCTTAATAGAGATCATGTCCAAGAAAACTCTCTTTTCTTATGGTCAGTCACAAGATGTGTTTAAGTTCATAAATGATGATGCTGAGCTCATTGAAATTGAAGTAGGTGCTTCTAGCAATGAGAGCTCCACTTTAGCTTTAATGAAGGCTATAGAGGAAGCGGTATATAACTTAATTATTATCGGATACGATAAGGGATTTTGGACTTATGAAGAAAACATTAATTAGCGTACTAGCAATTTTTACACTAGCTGCAACAGCTTCAGATAATGAAATTTATGTAGAGCAAACAGGTGCAACTTTAAACCTGAATTTAGAGCAGTTAGGAGCAGGTAATATCATAGGAGGTTTAGAGAGTGCTGCAGGTGATCTCAATCCTTTTGATTTAGATGCTGTCTCTCTTACACTTGAAATAAACCAAATTGGTAATTCAAACAAGATGCTTGGTGACATCTATGGTGATTCAATTACTGGATTTTTTAACTTTGATGGTGATAGCAATAGTTTCACAATACAAGGAGATCCAACTGGTTCTTATGGCATTGATAGCTCAAATTATAATGTAGCTGTCACTGGAGGTTCTAACACCTTTACTTTAGATCATGGAACTACAGCTCTTGCAGGTACTTTGGATCTTGATTGGATAATACAAGGTGATTCAAATACTTTTGATTTTAATATTAACTATGATGGTGCAACTAACTATGTAGATGTTGATGGTGATTCAAACACTATTAATTTTACAGGTCAGGGTGAAGATGGTGGTTATTTTTATTTAGATCAGACTGGTAATTCAAGAACTTTTAACATTAATCAATTAAGCACATTAAATAATGATTGGCTCAAGATCATGTCTACTGGTAATAGCGGTACTGTTTGCATCACTCAAAATGATGGCGGAACAAGTACAAGCTGTTAGTATTGGAGATATATCAGAACTAAAAGGCAAAGCCGAGCTGATCAGAGCAGAAAATGATCTGCAGATCCAAGCTATTCAGGGCGGTTCTATTCAACAGAATGATGAAGCTATAACCTACAATGGGAGAATGGCTTTAAAGTTCTTAGATGACTCTACAGTAAGGCTAACAGAACATTCTCAGCTTCTTATAGATGAATATATCTATGATCCTGATCCATCTAAAAGCAAGATGGCTCTGACCTTTGCAATGGGGACAACCCGATTTATTACAGGCAATCTTAATAGAATAGATAAGCAAAACATCCAACTTAAAACGCCCACTGCTAACATCAGCATTAGAGGAACAGACTTCAGTGCTACTGTTAATGAGCTTGGAGAAAGTCTAATAATTCTTTTACCTGATGCTTTTGGATTATCATCAGGAGAAATAGAGGTCATTACTGGAGGAGGTTCAGTCCTTCTCAATAAACCTTTTCAAGCTACAACTGTTTCAGTTTTTGAAGGTACGCCAAGTAAACCAGTTATCTTAGATCTAAACCTAGATCAGTTAGATAATATGCTAATTGTTTCACCACCAAAAGAAGAGATCCTATCTTCAGAGGAAGAAGTGATAAAGACTAAAGATGCTTTAGATTTTGATGGTTTAGATATAGATTACTTAGATGAAGATTTCTTTTCTGATGATGATTTTGAGTTTAGTGAATTAGACATAAATTATCTTGATGTTAATTTCTTAGAAGATCTACTTGATGTTTTAGATGCTTTAGAAGTTGCAGAAGAAGATGAATTAGCACAAGATGGCAGCTCAGTAAATATATCAGGAACTGAATTTGGTCAGGACCTTACAACTCAGGTGACAAGTTTTATAACAGGTCAGGTCTTAACTCTGCAAAGAAATGTAAGTTCTCAAGCAAGATTAGATCTTGATGTTGGTGGCAGTTATACTGTTATCTTTATTCAAGATGGAGTCAGCAGAGTAATTACAATTAATGGTGGCAGCAGTAACTATATTAAGATCACACAAAGCCAATAAAAAATAATCCATAAAAGACTTGCATAATATTCCAAATTGGGTGTATACTTATTTCATCAAATGATAACTTAAAAGGAGTTAATAATAAATTGATTTAATAGTAAGAGGAGTGAAGCGGATATTTACCTCAGACTTCCGCAAAGAGACAGCAATAGCTGTCTTTTTTTTTGTGTTATTATTCTGCAATGAAAAGATTTTTAATTCTTTTATTACCCCTCTTATCCCTGCCATTATTATTTCAATCTACACCTACAGAAATAATTAAGCTAAGGACCTTTGATGCTTTAGTAAAAGAACAGGATCCATCAGGTAATTTTGTGATTCTTAATATTACAGAAGAAGATGTAGCAGCAGAGGGTGGCTATCCATTACCAAGACAAAGACTAGCAGAGATCCATCAACAACTCTTAGAGAAAGGAGCTATAGGTGTTGGATGGTCTATCAGCTTTCCTCAACCTGACAGGATGGGTGGAGATGATGCTTTTGCAGAGGTCTTAGGATGGGGCGGATCAGTATTGGCAATGTTTACAGATAGCAGTGGAAACTACCCTAAATCTTCAGGAACAGTGGTCAAAGGTGAAGATATTGGTGGTATAGTTATTGAAGGAGTAGTGCAAAATCTCAACAAACTACAAGAGCAATCATTACAGGGGATAGCTACTGCTCCTACTGATGTAGACAACCTCATAAGAAAAGTCCCACTTCTAGTAAGAACAACTGACAATCAATGGATCCCATCTTTTGCAACTCAGATCTATAAAGCATTATTTGGTGTCAAAACTTATATTATAAAAACTAATGATAATGGTATAGAAGAAATATCAATCAGAGGAATACCTCCAGTAAAGACAGATAGTAATGGTATGAAATGGATCTCATGGGTAGATACACCACAAACGGATCTGCAGAATATGGATGTCATGGGGCGTTATGTAATTATAGGGGTCACTGCATCAGGAGTTATGCCCCAACTTGCAACCCCTGCAGGATTATTAGAACCTCATAAGATCCAAGCTGCCTTAGCTGAATCAATCTTAATACAAGATTCACCTTATATTCCTGACTATGCAATAGCCCTAGAGCTTCTAATATATACAGTCTCAGTGGCTCTAGTTTGGATTCTAATAAGCTATTTAGGTATCACTTGGGGCATTACATCAAGTATAGGAATAATGGCTCTAACAGCGTTTACGGGATTCAAGTTTATTACAGGTGGTTTATTAGTAGATGTCACATGGTCCCTTATCAGTCAATTTATAGCAGGATCCACTGGATTTTATTTAAGATTTAGAGAGCAGTATAAGTTAAGACAATTAATTAAGAAGCAGTTTGAGCATTACTTAGATCCTGCTCAAGTAGATAAGCTGCAAAAGAATCCTGAGCTGTTAAAACTAGGCGGAGAAAAAAGGTACTGTACTTACTTATTCACGGACCTTAGAGGATTTACTGCTATGACTGAGAAGCTCAAGGCTACAGAAGTAGCTTACATTATGAATAGAGTGCTGACTGTTCAAGTTGCAGCAGTTACTAAGAGAGGTGGAATGGTAGATAAGTTTATTGGAGATGCAGGGATGTATATCTTTGGAGCTCCCTTAGACTTAGACAATCATGAAAGATTAGCCATAGAAGCAGCACAAGAGATCTTAGAAGAAGTAGAAAGGGTATCAGAAGAGCTACAAGCAGAAGGATTACCATCAGTCGCAGTGGGCGTAGGAACTCAATCAGGTGTAGCATCAATCGGGAATATGGGATCTGATACTAGGTTTGATTATTCAGCAATAGGTGATGCTGTAAATCAAGCAGCAAGGCTAGAGAGTGCTACTAAAGATAGAGGGGTTAGTCTTTTAATAGGTGATGTCACTGCAGAGAAAAGCGGAATGGATCTAAAAGAATTAGTCCCAATAGCAGTAAAAGGCAAGAGTAAACCTTTGAAGATCTTTACAGTTATTTGACCATATACCAAAAAGGATTAATACTTGATATACTGTAGTAATGGGATTTAAAGCTGCAGCAGTCTTACTTGTACTCTTGATTTTAGTTGGATCAGGATCTGCGTGGTATATAGATAGACTACAAGACAATATTTCCACACTAAAAGCCAATGCCATAGCCTTAGAAAACTCCATACAGCAACAGAATGAAGCTATAAAAGCTCATTTAGCAAAGGCAGAGCAAACTCAAGCACAAGTAAATAAACTCTCTAAACAGAACTTAGAGTCTCAGAGAGAGGTAAACAAATTAAGATCAACCTTTGCAAAGCATGATTTAGATAATCTTGCACTTGCTAAACCTGCATTGATACAAAAGATAGTCAACAAAGGTACTAAAAAAGTTAAAGAAGAGCTCATAGAGCTTACTGACCCTACACAATTTGATGAAACGGAAGATGAAGAATCTAATAATAGTTAGTTTAGTTATATTGACTACTGGATGTTCTATGATACCCAGTCAGACAAGACCCGTTGAAGTTGTAACAATCGCTGAGTCTCCTCCAATGTATCACCCCCCTCTCCCCCTAGAAGTGCAGTTGGTGGACATTGATTGGGAAATTTTAACCCCTGAGATCATGGAACAATATCTTAATGATTTAGAGAGTGGCTCAGCACCACCCACCGCATACTATTCATTGACCTCTAAGGATTATGAAAATTTATCAATGAACATGGCTGAATTGAAGCGTTATCTAAGGGATGTTCTTGGGATAGTAGAGTTCTATAGAGAATATGATGATGATAAAAAAGAGTCTGAAAATTCCACAAAGGACTAGAATTTTGTTATATTTAGAGTTCCATTAACCAATACAGGAGACAATTATGTTTGGATTTATAGGAGAATGGCTAGGTATTATCACTGGAGTTATTGCTGCTGCTAGTATTATTTGTAGCATCACGCCAACGCCAAAGGATGATAAATTGATAGGGAAGCTGTATAAGATTTTAGAAATCGCTGCAGTCAATATTGGTCAAGCCAAGAAATAGTAAATACTAGGGGGGGTGCAGATGCACCTTTTTTTATAGGATAAATATGAGTAAAAATGTAGAGCCTTTTAATTATTATTGTGATGTAGACCGCATTGTGGATGGTGACACTTTGGATGTTCATATAGATCTAGGCTACTCAGTCAAGCTCCATAAGCAGAGAGTAAGATTGATTGGTATAGATACCCCTGAATCTAGGACTAGAGATCTTGAAGAAAAGAAGCTAGGTCTAGCTGCTAAAGAAAGATTAAAGGAACTTTGCGGAGATAAGATAATTCTTAGATCTCATGGCAAAGGAAAATATGGAAGAATATTAGGTGAGATTTATACAGAAGATGGTGTTGATATTTGTAAGACCCTTATTAAAGAAGGTCATGCAGTTGAATACTATGGCGGTAAAAAAGTTAAAATTTGGGGGAGCTATTAAGATGAACATATCTAAAGAAGGACTATCATTAATTAAGAAATTTGAAGGATGCCCTCAAAAAGATGGCATGGCTCATCAGTATTTTTGTGCTGCTAATGTTTCTACAATCGGTTATGGATCCACCAAGTTAAATGGTAAAGCAATTCCAGTAGGTGCTAAGATCTCAATGGAAGAAGCAGAAGCACTACTATTACATGAGATGGAAGAGTATGAAGGCTACATAGATAGCCTAGTAGAAGTACATCTTCATCAGTATCAGTTTGATGCTTTGGTAGCATGGGTATTTAATTTAGGTCCATCAAACTTAAAGGCTTCTACTCTGCTCAAGGTTCTTAATTCAGGTGATATTGATGGCGTTCCTGCACAATTTAAAAGATGGAATAAAGCAGGTGGTAAGGTTCTTGAAGGGCTTATTAGAAGGCGTGAAGCTGAAGCATTGTTGTTTGAAGGTAAAGATTGGACTCAGGTTTAGAAAAAGTAGATCTGCAGATTATGGAAAAGATACAAAAGACAGAACAAGAGTTGGAAATATTACAAAGATTAGTGAAAGAAAAGCAGGACTTTTTGTTTTGTTTAATATGTGAATCAAAGGAGAAGCATCATATCTAAGCAATGGGAAGGCGGTAAGGGTGATAGAAGAAGAAATGAAAATCATAAAGCCTACAATCAAAATTATGGAAGGATCTTTGAACATAAGGAAAGTAAAATGTCTGATGGTTTCAAAGATTTAAAAGAGATGTTAGAAGGACTAGATGCAGATTTAAGAAAATTTTATAAATGGATTAAGAATGGCTTTAAGTAAAACTCAAACAAAAAGACTAGGTGGTTTACTTTCTATAATGTTCAGAGACTCTCTGCCATCAGAGGTTCTAAGTGAGCTTGTTAAAGAAGGTTATGTGATCATGATTGATGAATTGCATGAGCTTACAGATAAAGGAAAGGATGAGAAGCAAAGATTATGCACCCTTGCGGGATTAAACATCATGTACTCCTCAGAGATCAAAGCTAAAGAAAAAGGATCTTAACCAAAGACCCTTTTTTGTATCTCTTTAAAACCATACATTTTTCTGAAGATTAACTCTCCTTCATCTATTTCAAGAAAGTCATCATTATATTGTCTCCTTTCTTTCCTAGCTTCATATAACCACCTGTTAAAATTGGCTTCATAAGTCAGCTTGTCCTCATACTGAAATTCATACATTACTATACTCTCCATCATTTTCCCCCTCATGATCAGGTTCATCCTGACCTTGTTCTTCAACCCATGTCTGAAACTCTGCTTTTTCTTCCTTAGAAAGACTATCATAATCTGCAGTACATTTCTCATACCAGTCTCTAAATAACTTAGACATGAAACATCTCCTCTAACTCATTCTCATACTCAGTGATGTTGTCCTGCGTGTGATGTTGCTCTGATGCTATGAGCTGCCTTCTTTCATTAAGGCTCTCTAATCGGCTTAGATGAGCTTGTGTGTAGTCATTTATGATGCCTTCTAAGATTACTGACATTGAACATCCAGTAGCTTCTCTTATAAAGCGTAGTTGATTTAAGGTTATTTGATTTAACCTCATAGAAGTTTGGGTTTTTGTTTTACTCATTACTTTCCTCCTTGAAATGTAGTTGATATATCATTGCTTTGATTAGGCTTTCCATTAGGATATTTAAAAGCAAGTTTGAAGGATTTAAGATCTTCAGGATCCGTGATCATATTATTCATGATCTTAAAGATATCAGTCCTTTCATTGAAGCCATATTTTTTCATAAGTTTTGGCATTACTTGATCATATAATTTACGCATATTTTTCTCCTTAAAATTTGTCATATGCTCTTTCTAGTTTATGTAATGGATAGTCAACAATCTCATGAGTTTCTTCATCTTGAACTACGACCATTCCATTTTCTCTTTGACCCATACATAGACCAAAAATAGTTGTATTGATAACTCTTACTCTTTTTAAAAGTAGATCTTTAATATTCATTACAGCTCTCCATTGTGAAAATTAACTCTATGCAGAAAGTCCTGTAGATCAATCCTGTCAATGACTTCTACCTCATTCCATCCAGTGACATTTTCAAAGACATACTCATCTTCAACTATGCACCAGTTATGATCATCAACAGTTCCATCTTTAAATCTAGGAGCACACCAAAGGCACTCAGCAAGACCATCTATAGTCTCAATGACATAAGCATTACCAAGATATTTAGGGTGAGTGATTATTTCTAGTTTCATTATTCTTCTCCTGTAAAGCCTAACTCACGGGCAGCTAGTTCTTCAAAGCTCTGACCTTTGACAGATTGATCCCAATCCATGCTAGTCATACCTTGAGACATTTCCACATAGTCCTTAGACTTTAACCATATCTTCTCCTTCCTGTAGTCACCAAAGGCATCAGAAGGAGGTATATAGTTAATAGCAAAGTCTGCAAGATTAGCAGAGGGGTTATGGCATTGAGTGCACTCTAGTTCTTCCCAATCCTGATATCCATCAGTGTTAGTTTGGGTATCTAAAGATATAGATCCACCACAATCACAAGGTCCTACAGACTCTCTATAGTTGATAGTGGCAGCTTCAAAAGATATAGCTCCAAAAGAGTTGATCTTTCCGTGTGCGTTTATTATTTTTTTCATCATTTTATGTTCCTATAATTTATTGATGAGTCCATAGTAGTTCAAAACGGGATACAAGTCAACCCAATATGTCATATCTAAAAAGGTAGCTCACTATCCTCATCATCTATATAGGTCTTTCTTTCCCATAGTTCTTTTGCATAGTTGATCCCAAAATCTTCAGGCATACCATAATGTCTAAAAAAGTTTGCTTCAGTTCCATGCTTGGTATGTAGAAGAGAGTGATGATAATAACAAAGAGGAATAACCTCTTTATCTGAGCTTTTAACGCCTTGTCTAGGACCTGTTGATGGTCTTAGAAGGTGATGAGCTTGTATTGCTTTAGAGTGCGTTAGAAATCCTGCTTTGCATATTGTGCAAGGTAGTTTAGTAACCCATTTTAAGTGTTCTTTATCTACAAATCTTTTAGCCATAGATCTATCCTACATAAAAAAAGGGGCGTTTCCACCCCTTATGTTTATACGCTATTAGGATCTTTAGGTCTTTCTGATGGCAAGATAGACTTATAGGACTCTATAATCATCTCTTTAATCAGCACACCTGTAGTGACACCATAATAGTTCCTAAGTGCAGTCAGCTTCTTTTTACTGTCAGGATCTATCCTGAATTGAACTGTAGCTGTATTAGGTTTACTTGAATTAAATTTAAGTTTCATACTGCACCTCAAAAAGGAATATCATCATCAGAAAGGACTGCTGTATTTGGTGGGACTATCTCATCTTTTGGAGCAATCTCTGCAGATCCATTTTGATCTTGCGGTATCAATAAGCCACAACTAAGGCTTATATCTCCAGTATCAGGATTAGCTTGTTCCCATGCTCCATACTTAAATGACTTAGATCCTTCAGCAGTCATAGCAGTAATAGGTCCACCTAGATCAGGGGCGTTCTCCCTGCTCTGATCATCCTTTCTATAGATGAGTCCTACACTTTGCAGTAGCTCAATCTTCTCCTGTCCATTTACTTGAGTGCTGATCATTGTAAAATATTGATCTTTACCTTCAATGTAAATAGGACCTTTGAAAAGGACTTTACTATTTGTCTCTTTCCACATTCTTCCTTTCAGTTCTTTTTTTTCAAATTGCATTATTTTCTCCTAGTATCAATTTATATTCATAGCCTTTGCTATTGGCTCTTCTTCTCTTTACTACAACTTCATTATAAGGGTGTAGCTCATACCTTATTCTTGGCTCTTCATTTCTGAGATCTCTGATAGCAGCAGATATGGTAGCTTCTCCATAGAACTTACCAGTATTGCTTGTGATCATTTCTTTGATCTCATGAAACATCATGTATCTACCTTTCCTAAGGCATAGGTAGACACAATCAGTGACACTTAATTTGTGCTTAGGTTTACCCTTAAGACACTCAGGAACTGCTTTCATCAGGTTCCTGCTTATACATTGAAATCAATGTTTCATATCTAGCTTTAGTTGCTTCATCAGCATATTGAGAAGCAAACTTAATGGCATCAAAGTTCTCTACAAAACATTTCTTATGAAGCACATTGTTAGGCTGTTTAAGGCTTGGTGCTATTAGGTTTAGATAATCTAAAGGATCATCAGCTCCTATAACCTCACCCCCAGTCTTAGTGAATGTATAAGTGTAGATCTCTTCAACTACAGTTGCTTCTGCTGCATCTTTAGTTTCATCAGGTAGATCTTCACCATAGACTGAAGAGTCTTTATTAGAAAAGATATTATGTCCTAGACCAAACATTGCTATAGCCTTAACAAGTGCTCTCATTCTGCCATCAGATATCTGTCTGCTTGTAGCGTTCTTAACACTGTTATTATTAAAGTCCATTATAGGGAGCCACATATACCTTTCTAAGCTGCCTATCTTGACTATGCAATGGACCATGCAGGTTCCATTCTCTTCATAAGTCTCATCAAGAAATTCATATGTAGCAAAGGGATATACTTTCATTAGCTCTAGCCATGCAACCCCCCAACTCATATAGGTAAACTTACCCTTCTTATCTACATTCTCACATTTTATAGTGCTTAGTTTTTTCCACACTTCCGCATAGGTCAATTCATTCATCATTTTATTCTCCATAGTTCTTTTGCAACCTGAATTGATGGCAAGTCCCATCTCCAGTCCGAGAAGTCGGGAAAGCATTGGCTACATAAAGAGTTAATATCATTGTTATGTAAGAGGTTCATCATTGCTAATGAGACTCTATACACTTCATCAAGTCTAAGGTTTAGATCATCACATTCTAAAGTGATAACCTCTGCCTTAGTTTTAGAGACTAAGAGGTAGTCTGCCACCGCCTTAGTCTTTTCAGTTGCAGCAGCATATATAGCTAACTGTCGGCTGACTGGTTCAGGGAGCTTTGCAGGTCTCCTTGCTGTTGTTTTTATATCCCTGACCTGATCTTCAAATTCTAAATCAAGGTATCCAATAATCGGAATACTGAGTTCGTCAAAGTCTAAGCTGACTTTCTTTTGATAAGATACTGGATCTCCAAGAGATCTATAAAACGGAACGCCCAACTCTATATATTTATTTAGATTATCTTTCTCAGTCTGAATCTTCTCAGGCGTATCCTCAAAGTTTTCATCATCAATCTCTGCATCAAAATATTTATTAGCTCTCTCTTGTAGATCTTTTACAGAGTAATTAGGGGCAGTTCTCTCCCATGATTTAAGGTCCACATCCCATTGATATCTCAACGCAGATCCAATAAATTTATCTGTCAGAGATCCTCTGATCATGGCTGCATTAGTTGGGTTCTTATACTTGTATAAGTAACGAATTATAAAGAGTGGTAAGTTAGTTAAAAAAAGGTTTATTGATTGAGAGCTTAGGTGCTCTATTTCAAATCTTGCGAATGGATCATTAGTCATCATTTTATCTCCTCATTAGATGGTTTTCATTAGATGTAAGTTGAATTTTAACCCGCTATGTCATATAATGCAAGTTCATAACGGAATAATTACATATGAAATTAAAACAATATCTCCAAGAAAATAAGATCACTCAAAATGAGTTTATTATGCAATTAGAGAAATCTACTGGACACAAACTAAGTCAAGGCGGATTGAGTAAGTATGTAATTGCAAAACGCATCCCCCGCAAATCTGAAATGTTGGCTATTCATGATTATACGGAAGGTGCTGTTTCTCCTAATGACTTCTATTTAGACCAGTCATCATAGCTGTCATATATATCTTCATACTTTCTAAAGTTATAGGTCCTAAAGTCATACTGAAATTTGGCTTCACCAATCTTTCCATATAGGTCCTGTTCTCTAATCTTTCGGGTCAGGATAGAAGTAGATCCTGCATCAAAGTCTCTATGAACTGTCAGAATACAATCAGCCATGTTAGACCAGTGACTAGATCCTGATATTGAATAGCTGTCAGGTGGCGAATATCCACCATTGGTTTCTCTTGGTAATTTAGTTGGATGAGCTACACACCAAACTACAGCATTGTGCATCCTACAGAACTTCTTACATTCTGATATAAAGTCTCTTATGTGCTCATCTTCTCTCTTACCCTGCTTCCTGTTAGCATCTACTTCATTATATGGATCTATCACTAGCCCAACTCCCTGAGCTGCAGCACCATACTTATAGACAAAGTTTTTAGCAGTTTTCATGATTAGATCTACTGAAGGTATAGCATCTCTTGTTTCTATAAAGTAGAAATGCTCATCAATAAACTTCATACCTCTAATGACATCCTCAGGAGTCATTCTTTCATTAAGGGTTTCATCAAAACCTTTTCCTATGTAGAGCTGCAATAATCTTCTTATGTGCATTGCTGTAGAGTGCTCAGGTGAAAAAACACAAAATCTCCACCCATGTTTCTCTGCAAGTTTTATTAAGATACTAGAAAGCATTAAAGACTTACCATGATTCGGGATCCCAGTAATACAGTGGAAAGTGCCCTTCTGAATCTTGTAGATCTCATCTAAGCCCTCCATTCCAATCTCTATAGGCTTAACATATCTACCCTCATAAAGGTCCATAATCTCATTAGAATAATCACTAGCCTTATATAGTCCCTCAACTGGATATGGTATAGCTCCATCAACAAGATCTTTTAAAGCCTGTTCTCCATGTTTGCATAAGACATCATTAGCATCTTTACAATCACCATACTTACTCAGGTTCACATACCATGCTTTATCTTTGCCAACTCTATACAAAAGAGATTCTTTGAGAGCTCTACCTGCTTCATCATCATCACAAAATAAAATAACCTTATCTGCAACTATTGGTGAATTACCTAAACCTTTAAATCTTGAATCATTAGGATCTGTAGAAACTGTTGAAGATGCTCCATCACTTAGAGTGGTGACATTCTTAAATCCAACTTGAGCTAATGACAAGCAATCCATTTCACCCTCAACAAAGATTACC